AGAGGCTCTGCTCCATCTGCTTAAGGAAGTACCGTGGGATTGCACGCTCAATCAGCGTAAGGCTGATTCGGCAATCCAGTCTCATTTGCGTGAGGGTATCACAGTTATTCTGTTGACCTTCACAATGCAACTGACCATTTTCCGTGGACCTTCCAGGCGGCTGTTCTAAGAGCAGTCACCCATCGGAAGGGTTTTACGAAATTTGGCAGGGATCTTATGGTTGACATCTGTGAAACAGGTTGGTGGAGATCTCCCCTTAGGGGGAGAAATATGAAGTGGACGAAAGGACAAGCCCTAGGGCTCGGCCCTTCATTTCCTTTATTCACCCTGTCTCACGGGATCCTTCTCTACATCCTGAATAATCAGCGATGGGATCAGCAGTTCTATGTCTGTGGGGATGACGTTGTCATCTTTAACACAGACCTATACTCAAGATACCGAAAGGCTCTTGAAGTATGGGAGATTCCTATTAGTGAGAGTAAGAGTTTTAACTCAACTCACTTTGCCCAGTTTACTGGGGTGAACTATACCAAAAAGAAGTCATGGTGGCTTCCGAAATGGAATGAGTTCACTCGTAAGAACCTCTTAGATGCTGCGGCCTGGTGGTATCCAGGCCTGACCAAAGGACTGAAAGATCATGAGTTAATCACTCATGTTCTTTCCATGCCGGTTCCTTATGGAATCGGCAGAAATCCCTTGGGTATCCCTCTTGATACACGACTCCCACAATGGGTTGTCGATGCTGTCGAGATAGAGAAAGCGGCTAGGTTAGAACGGTCCAAACCGACTAACACTAGGGTGACCAAAGATAGGCTTATCAGAGAGTTTAACCTCCCGGACAAAGCTCGCCTCTGGTGGTGGTCTCTTTTGAGAGAGGACACCAACACCACAGTCCGACCAGGACTGTCCTTACTGGACCTCCAGTCCCGTCTTCGTGACGGTACTGAAGTTCCGGGATATCCACCTACTCGGCTGCTAGCAGCCGATGGTGGTGGGGATCCCTATTCTTTGGGTAGAAC